TCTTCTACTACAATAAATATTACCCTCTGTATCACTGTAGGTTATGTTGCGTAAACCCTTACAGTCATACTGGCTCTTGCATTTTGTATCTGGTTCAGGTGTTATGTCAAAATTATAATCAGGAAATCTTTCTTTTATTCTTTTGACTAAGTCGTTTAAACTACTTCCACCTGCTTGTTCAAGACCCATCTTTCAGTGACCAATCACCATCACTGTTTATCCAATCAAATATGTTACCTTTGGTAATCACACCAGATGCTAATGCTTGTTTAGCTTTTGATGCTAGTGCATCATCTCCTTTGTCAATAGATTTAGCAACAGCTTGGTTAAATTTTTCTAACTGTTTATCTGTAGGAGATGCACCTGGGTTTTTCATAATAGGTTTTTCTTCTACATCACCAAACACTTCTTCTATTGGGTCTACTTTTTTTTGTGTAGCTTTCTCAAATAAATCTAAGAATTTACTCATCTCATCATTAGTCCATGATTCAACATCATTAGAGAGTCCAGATTCTTTAAATGCTTTTGCTTTATATGTATCGGCTACATCTTTACTAAAACCAAAACCTGCAATAACTTGATTCAGTTGTTTAGCATTTTTGCCCTCAGTTTTTTCTGATACCATTTCATCAACAACCTTGTTCATAGCTTCTTGTTCTTTCTTTGTAGGTTTCTTTACTGGTTTCTTTTCTACTTGCACCTTAGACATTTCTTCTCTACTTGGTCTAGGTTTATTAGTGCCTTGATAGTTCCAGTTGCTTAAAGCTCTACCCAAACTTGAGGTTTCGGCATTTTCCATCCACGCATCTGCATTTGCAAATCCACCTTGTCCTTTAGTTTCTTGTGCTATACCAGTGCTGACTGGTTTTGCATCCTTGATGTCTTTAAATATTTCAGACCTTATTGTTACGCATGTTCCATCCTCTGTAATATGTATAACTTGTGTGTCTAATCTACCATTTGGAAAATCTTTCCAAAATTTTTTAAGCCTATCTTCTACTGTTTCGTAGTTGTTTAAATCAAACTTAGGCATTATTCCTCCTCTTCTTTGTGTTCTTCAAGTATCTTATATACCCTTTGTCGTGTCATGTTCAATGCTTGTGCTATTGATATTGCTGACAAACCATTAGCATAACAAAATACAATGACAGTTTTTCTTTCTTTGTGTAAGTCGTTTAAACTACTTGTCTTTAGGTCAATTTTTTTCTGTATGAATTTTAATTTTTGAATCAAGGTTTGTTTATCTAGGTTCATTGAAATCATCCTTGTACATATCTCTTTGTAATTCATCTATAAAGTCAACTGCATCTTCGCTTAACTTTATATATCTAATTGGTCTTTTATCCCATATCCACATCACTACTGCAACTATCACAACTAAATCCATGATGATAACTACTACTGCAGTAATTAGTAAGACTGGAATCCATAAGTAATCTAACATTACTCCTCCTCTTTCTTTTCTTGTTCGTTAATTTCGTTTGCTATTTTAATAGTGTTTTCATTATGGTCATTGACAAACTCATCTAAAAGTTCTCTTAGTCTTTGGGGGTTAGTCTTAGTTAATACAATAGACTTCTCCACCTTCTGACCACCACAAGCATTTGCTAATTTAATAGCCCATGTCTTCAATGATTTAGGGTCATCAAACATATTAGCCATAGCTACTTCCTCCTCTTCTATTTAGTATTGTCTATTATGCAGATTCTATTGCTTGAATCTTCACTATAAACATACTGCCATAATCTTTGAGTTCTCTTACCTTGCACTTCGCATCATGCTCGTTGTCAAACTCCCATGTCATCCTGCCACCATACATGCTGACACTTATTACTTGATATATCATAGTTCTCCTATGTCAATCCTTGTTTAATTATACTGTCCTCCTTGTCTATTTGCATAGACAATAATAATTTTTTGTAGAGGTAAGGTGTAGGTCAAACAATGAAATATCCTACACCTTGTTTAAACTACTTCCTACTCTTCCTCTGTGTCACCTTCAATATTTACTTGTGCATCATCTCCATATTCTGTGTAATTAAAAGTTACTCTAATATTAATTTCGTTTTCAGGTGTAGAAACTTCATCATCAATATCAGCTAAAGTAAACTCATTAAAATCACCATCTTTAAGACCAACCTCACAATATGCTTTTGTAATTTGTTCCTTTGTTAATGCAATATCACTCTCTATCGTATAGTGCCTACTATCCTGTGAGTATTCTTCTACTTCGTATGTGTAAGCCATTACGCATCCTCCTTGTCTTCTACTACAACTCTTTTCATAGTTGTCTTACCTTCTCTAAATGCTTTCATGTGTATCTGTGCTTCATCATATTTGTAGCCTCTGCGTAGGCACAACCACAGTTGTTGTGCAACCTCTGTAGCATTTTCTAACTTGTCCTCTAACATAACTTGTACTTGTGTTGGTACATACTCTGTTATCTGGTCATATTGCTTATCGTAACTAAAGTTCTCAAACATATAGTCACTGTGATAATTAAATAGATTGCCTTTGCTATCTGAAATAATTACCTCATCTATTGTGTATTCTTCTGCCATTGTTTTTCCTTTCTTGTTTAAACAAGGTGAGGAGGATGGGCTAAATCCTCCTACCTTGTTACCTTTGATTAGTTTTCTGCGTACTCATTTCTCTTGATAGTACCTGCGTTAGTCATAACCCAGTAGCCTACTAATGTTTCTACAGTTCCATCTGTCATATAGAATTTAGTAGTCCATTGTTTTCTTCTTTTGTCGTTAGGGTCTTTACCTTTGTGTTGTGATATACCTAGCCTTCTATATCCATCACCGACACCAGTTTGAATCTCTGCTAAGTTGATTCCCTGATAGTGTTCTTCCTTCCAGTTAGACTGAAGACCTGCTTCAAGACCTAACAGTTTCTCCTCTGCATCTTCGTTCCTCCAGTCTGGTTCAAAGTTTCCATCACTATCAATTTCTCTGTAATAGTGTGCATCTATTATGTCTTGGTCTGTAGTTGCATCAATTTCTATTGCCTTGTTTAAACTAGCATCCCAATAGTACCTACCAGTTTCTAGCCTAACTTTGTCAATCATGCTTGGAAAGTGCTTGTAAATTTCTGGGTGCTTCCCATCATTCCAACTGTCCTTGTATCTTTCATCAAGGGCTTTTCTCTCCTGTGCAATTAGTAACATATCAAGGCACTTATTAGCAAAAGATATAACCTGTTCTTTATTATCAAAATAAATACTGAAGCCACCTTCCTGCGTTCCTCTGTTTCTATTATCGCTTGACACTCTAGCGAATCCATTAACACTAATCCCCTCGCCATATCTTTGGTCTGTCACATAGAAGCCTTGTTTAAACGACTCCTCTCTATGTGAATATATCCCATCAATAGATAAGTCTACAAAATCTAACTTCTCATCAAAGTCAACTTGTCTTTTAGGGTTGTGTTTCACTGCATCATCTTCCGACCATGCACCTCTACCATTTTTTCTATCACCATCTATGCGTACTGCATCCACATCCTCATTAAATTTCTGAGTGTCTGCAATATCCATAGCTTGTCCTTTTGTTATTGTTTCTTTTATTTCTGTGTTGCTCATTGTTTAAACAACTCCTTCCTTTTCTGTTTGTATTTTCATCCCTAGAAATAAACCAGTAAGAAATTTGTGCATCTCTCCTGCTTTCATTCTTGGGCTTAGGTCTGTTTCTCCTCCACCATCATTAACAATTTTTGTTAGTTGATAGCCACCGACATTCTTGTCTAGTTTAAACATACCTTCTCTTGATTTAAGTTCGCCTTCTGCATCCCTAAACCAAATCTTTCTTTCACCATTAACAACAAAATTTAAAGCATCAACTGACACTTGTAGTCTTTTGTTAGTTGTTCTGTACTGCATATCCCATCTCCTTTAGTTTGTTTAAACAGTGTTCGGTTAACTCGCCATCTTGTGTAATCCATCCATAGTCCATCATGTCTTGCACTTGGTCTGCTATTGCCTTATCACTGTCCAGATATTCTCTATATATCTTTTGCTCTGCCTTCTTAATTAATGTTTTGAAAAACATAGTGACCTGTTCAAAATTAAGATGACCTTGTTTAAACAAATCATCCATGATTTTGATATAGTCTTTGTCTTTATGTTTCCCTGCATCCAT